GAGTACAGAGAAGGCAGCAAAAAACTGGCACCTTTTGTTGTACCTCGCAAGGGTGGCATGGCTATCATGCGTGACGGCCACCACATGGAGCGCTACACTCCCCCTTATATCGCGCCGAAGCGCCCACTCACTGCTGATGACTTAAGAAAGCGCGGCTTTGGTGAAGCTCTTTACTCTCGGCTCACACCCGAGCAGAGACAGGGCGTTCTCATAATGAAGGACGCGGACGACATGCGCGACATGATCAAACGCCGCAAGGAGGCCATGGCTGCGGAGACTATCTTCACAAACGGCTGTGTCATGCGTCATTACATTGACGATATGGGCCGCTTTGAGGATAAAGAGATCCACTTTTATGCCGGCGCTGCCAACCCGGCCGTATATGCTCCGGCTCAAATGTGGAATACCACCGTGGAGTCTGGCAAGCAGCTGCTCGCCGATGTTGCGCTCATGATCTTTATGCTGACCTCTCGCGGACTTCCCGTGACCGAAGTACTCTGTGCTCCTGATGTTGCTGACGTCATTCTCGCCAATGAGTGGATTATTAAGCTGCTGGACGTGAAAAACTATAATATAGGTGGCGTAGATCCCGAGACGCTGCCCTCCGGAGCGGCGAGGTTTGCACGCCTCAACATCAAGGGCCGCATGATTGACTTTTTATCCTACGAAGAAACCTACGAGGATGAAAACGGCCAGATCAGGCAGTACATTCCGGCCGGCCACATTGCAGTCGGTGCCCCGGCTGCTGGCCGTACTCTTTACGGAGCAGTTACTCAGGTCGAGCAAGTGGACGGCGAATTTCACACCTACACCGGCCGGTATGTGCCTAAGTATATCAGCGACGCAACCAGTAACACCAGAGAGCTGATTCTGACCAGCTGCCCGTTGCTTATTCCAAATAACAAAAATTGTTTTATCACCGCCAGGGTGCTGGGCCAATAATCCGGAGAAAGGAGCAAGAACTATGATCAGAGTAATTAACGGAACCGTGGGTGTATTCTTCAACGGGATTATGACACCAAAAACCTCAAAAGATGAACCCTTTGAACTGAATGAAAAGCGTGAGGCCGAACTCGTTGCTGCCGGCATTGCCGCATACGTCGGTACGGTCAAAAAAGAGCCGGAGGACGGCACGCCGTCAGCGGACAGCGGACAGACAAACGACACACCGGAAGGCGCGGAGAATGGTGCGTACATGGCTCCAGCATATCCGGAGAAGATGAATCTCGCACAACTAAAGAATCTTGCGGAACAATACGGCGTTGATGCATCTAAAATGCGTAAAAAGGAGGATGTAATTGCGGCCATAGAGGCAGTAAAAACAGAGACAGAAGAGGATGAGGTCATTGATGACGGAGAGGATGCACCGGATTTAAGCGTTGAGGATCCTGTATGAGTACATTCAAAGAGATGGCATTCCGGGATATAGAAAACGTGTTCCTGAATCCAGAGGAGTTCGGAGAACTACATACAGTTGACGGGAAACAAATGACAGTATCCATTGATGGCATGGAAGTGGTGGAAAGGGCCAAGAGACAGGTGGAGCAGGGACGCATTAATGGCGTGTATGAAAAGCAGATTGTACTTTATGTTGCGAAAAGTGATTTCGGACCGCTCCCAACTATTGGAAGAGCGTTAAAACTGGATAATAGCAGTTATAAAGTACTGGATGCCATCGATGAAGGTGGCATCTTTTCTATTACGTTAGGAGCTGTAAGATCATGAGCGAAAGTGTAGGGATTCAGGTTTCGGAGGAGGCGCTTAAATCAATCGAAAAAAAACTGGAAGGGACTGGAAAGAGCGGGAATTCAGTATTAAAAACTGCCGTCAACAATACTGCAAAGCAAGCGCAACGATTACTGACGGGGAAAGCGGCACAGGTGTATACCGGAAAGGTATCACGGAAAAGCGCTATTATGTCCCGCTCATCCATCGTAAAGGCAAATACCAAAAGCCCGACCGCTATCATTAAGTTCAAATCACCGGTACATGAAATAAAAGAGTTTCATGTGTCCAGCCTTGCAATTAGCAAAACGACCTATCGAAAAGATGGCAGGCGCAGCGGCAAGAGAATCAAAGGTAATGTCCTGAAGGGTTCATCAAAGCCATTGGACAATGCTTTTGTCGTCCAGTTCAAAACCGGCCATGTATCTGTTGTCAGCCGGGTGCCCGGGTCAAAAATGCGCAGTAATCCAAAGAAAGAGAAACTGAAAAAATTATTATCGCCATCCGACAAAACAATGGTAGGCGGCGAGAAGGTATATGGGGCATCACAAAAAGAAATCGAAAACCTGCTGTATACCCAGGTCAATCAGGTAATGGATAAGGTTTTGGGAGGAGGGTAAATGGAAAATCAAATCGCAAGAGGAAAAACCCCGTTATTTCTCCAGAAAGCCCTGGTGGAAGAAATAAAGGCAATTACGAATGACATGCTGTTTAAAAACCCGATTGGCGGCGAGCTTTTAAAGTTACAGGTTTTCGCGCAATCGCTCCCAATACCCCAAAAACCGGAAAATAATAATCCGGATATTTTTCAAACGATAGATTACATTGATGGCAGCAGCGAGTCGGGTGTCTTTGCCTGCCCCTGGTGTATCGTGAAAATTGAAAACGGAAGCATATCAGGAATCAATGAAAATCAGAATGTTGAGGTTGTTATCGGTTTCGGAATCTACAATGACGCTCCGGACAATAAAGGGCATGAAGAAGTATTAAATCTGATCCAAAAGGTGTATGCACGATTTGCATGTGATCCGCTTCTGGACAAACAGTTTACTTGCGCCGGCGCATTTGAGTGGGCACTACAGGAAGAAGACACATACCCTTATTTTTTTGGAGCAATCGGAACGCATTTTAAATTTATGGGATATCAAAGAGAGGTGAAGTTTTAATGGCAAAAAGCAAGTTAGAGACAGCAGAACTGGTTTCTGAAACACAGGAAACGCTGGAAAGTCAACCGATAATCATGGCCGAAGCAACTGAAACAGTAATCTACATCGGCGCATCATTCAAAGGGGTAACAACAGGGACCGTGTTAAAAGATGGCAAACTGATACCGGCTCTGGAGAATGCAGCCTTGGCAATACCAGCCATGAGAGAGTTAATTGTACCGGTCAGTAAACTGGTAGAAGCAAGAAAGCAGTTACAGAACACCGATTCTGCTTTGAGCAGATGCTATGAAATGACCAGAAACTACACGAAGGGAGAATAAAGAATGTACAAACATCGAATTGAAACACGGGAAATGGATACACAACTCACAATTCCGGTGAATGGAAGCGCAGGGCTACAGGTTGTAGTAGGCACCGCACCTGTCAATATGGCAGAGGATCCGTATTCCGTCACCAATACACCGATTCTGGCAAATACCTTCGCCGATGCACAACGGCAGTTGGGATACAGCAATGATTTTGCAGATAACACTCTGTGCCAGAGCATGGATGCCAGCTTTCGTGTATTTTCGGTCGCGCCAGTCATTTTTATCAATGTACTGGACCCGGAGAAACACAAGAAAACCTATACCGGTAACAACATCGCAGTAGCGGAGAAGAAAGCAATGATCGCAGAAAAGGGGTTGCTTTTGGACAAATTGGTGCTGACTGGTGGGGCGGAAATAACATTGACAGCCGACACGGACTACATCGCCTCTTTCAATAATTCCGGCGGCATTGACATCACACTGCTGACGACCGATAAAACAACAGGGCTGACGACCCTTGGGGCAACGGGCGTTCAGCTGGATGCAGCCAGTGTCACAAGCGAAGATATTATAGGTGGCTACGATGTCGCAACCGGGAAAGAGACCGGACTTGAGGTGATCAGGCAGGTATATCCGAAGCTTGGAATGGTACCGGGCTTAATTTTGGCACCTGGATGGTCCCAGATTCCCGAAGTTGCTGCGGTTATGGCTTCCAAAACGGCAGATATCAATGGAGTATTCACGTGCGAAACAGTTATTGATATTGACTCGGAAGCAAATAAAATTTATACCGGCTTAAAAGACGCCAAGGAAAACATGGCAATAAACAGTCCGCACGCGATTCTGCTCTGGCCAAAGCTCCGAATCGGAACCAGGGCATATTTTTATTCAGCGGTCTGGGCGGCAATGACGGCATACACCGATGTAAGCAATAATGATGTACCGGTAAAGAGTCCGTCAAACGAACTGTTAAATGTCAGCGCGGCGGTTCTGGCAAGCGGAACGGAAATTGTTCTGGATACGGTTATGGCCGAAGCGGTTAACTCTTATGGCATTGTATCAGCAGTCAAAGACGGAGGATGGAGGTCCTGGGGAAATAACACGGCAGCATATCCCGGCACTGTTGATCCGAAGGATCGGTGGATCGCATGCCGGCGGATGATGAGCTGGTATCGGAACCACTTTATTCTGACCTATAAAAACAAAGTGGATGATCCAACGAATTACCGGCTGATTGAATCTATTGTTGATTCTGAAAACCTGTATTTAAACAGCCTGGCATCAACCGGCGATATTGCCGGCGGAAGTATTAGCTTCAACGAAGAGGATAATCCGATTTCTGCAATTATGGATGGAACGGTTATGTTCTACACAAAGATTGCGTTCTGGACGCCGGCAGAATATATAGTAAACAAAATCGAATTTGATCCAACGATTATCCAGACTGCATTAGGAGGTGCGTAATATGGAATTTACCAATCAGATTATTCCCGAAGTCATTAACAATTTCAATGTATATGATGGCGATGGCGATATCCTTGTGGGAGTAACCGCAGAGATGAGCATGGCGGAGCTGGCAAGCAAAGTTGCCACGGTAACAGGAGCCGGAGTTGCCGGTTCTTACGATGTACCGGTTCTGGGACATTTTGACTCTATCACGCAGGAGATACCATTCCGCTTATTGTACAAGCCGGTTTTTGAATTTGCCAATCCGATGAAGGTGGTAGGGCTTAACGTCCGCGGAGCCATTCAGGTAACAGACAAATCAACCAGGCTTTCCGACTTTGCCGGCTTTCGCTATGTCGTAAGGGGTAGAAACAAAAGCATGACACCCGGAAATTTAAAACCGGGAGAAACCATGGAAGCGAAAATATCCATTGAATGCACCTATGTTTTATATGAGATTGATGGAGTCAAACTGATTGAGCTTGATAAATTAAATAATATTTATCGGATCAACGGCGTGGATTTGATGCAAAAAGTAAGAAGTTTGTGCTAACAGGAGGATTGAGAGATGGCTATGGAACAAAAGGTTAATAATGAAACGCAGGCAGCAATTGTATCGGAGGATTCAATGGAAGGAGGCACCGGGGTAATTCTTACCCTGAAACTGGAAGAACCATTTCTGTTTGACGGTAACCGGATAACAGAAATCAGCATGGAAGGGCTTATGAATGTAACGGCAGCAGAGCTGTGTGCAGTTGATATGCAAATGGCTGCCAAAGGGTATTCAGGGATCCGGCTGGAAACCACCCGTCAGTATGCAATGTTTTTGGCAGCAAAAATCAATAAAAGGCCATGGGAATTTTGTAACAATATGAAAGCAAGGGACACGATTCGTTTGAGAGAGCTGGTGGCCACTTTTTTTTACGTGAAAAGCTGAGGCCGGGTGATTCAGCGATTATCAGAAATTGCATTGTCCAGCTTTCATTTGCCACGAGAACCGGCATGGATTATCTTTTTGAATTACCGTTGAGGGAGTTGATCGAAATTATCAATGCGATACCCAGGAAAGAAAAAAGGAGGAACTAAAGGATGGCCGACAAAAGAGAATATGAATTAGCCGTAAAAATTGTTGGTATGGTGGATAAAACCTTGGGTTCCTCCTGTGATCTGACAAAAAAGCAGATTCGCTCTATTGCCAAGGCAGCAGCAGATGCTGACGCCGGGAAAATGGGCTTTAAAGAATCCTGGGCAGAAGCTGGGAAGGGGATTGATGTAGCCTGGAACGGAGCGAAAAAAGCGGTAGTGACAACGGCAGAAGCCATGCTTGCAGCTGGAGTTGCAGTTGCAGGCATCGGCATGGCCAGCATTGAAACAGGGAGGGAGTTTGAAGCAGCCATGAGTTCCTGGTCTGCAACCGCAACTGCAACCAATGGCGAATATGCACTTGCAAGAGAAGCGGCGATGGAATGGGGAAGGAAAACTTCAAAAACTGCAACGGAATCAGCAGAGGCGCTGGAATATATGGCTCTGGCCGGATGGAGTGTTCAGGACTCAATTGCCGGACTTCCCGGGGTTCTTCGCCTTTCGGAGGCTACAGGTCTGGACCTGGCGAGAACATCCGACCTGGTAACAGATTCCATGTCAGCCCTTGGTATTGAAATTCAAGATCTGGGTACATATCTTGACGTTGCGGCAGCGGCAAATAATAAGTCGAATCAGACTGCAGAACACTTGATGAATGCTTACTTAGGTGTAGGTGGAACAATGAAGAACCTTCGAGTTCCAATCCAGGAATCAGCAACGGCTCTTGGTGTGCTGGCAAACCGAGGAATCAAAGGGTCGGAAGCTGGGAATGCCCTAAATGCAGTCATGGTTAATTTAACAACCGGAACCGGTCAAGCCGGGAAAATGATGAAGAAGCTCAAGGTTTCCGCGTTTGATGCCAAGGGCAATTTTATTGGTCTCTCAGAGACTCTTAATGTGTTGGATCGTGCAATCTCGAAATTGAATGAGGAAGACAGGAACAAAGCCCTTGCTGCTATCGGCGGAAAACAACATGTAGATGCCCTGAATGCCCTTATGTCAGGATTGAATACGACTGTAGCAGAAGGTGTAACAGAATGGGAGAACCTGGAGCAGCAGCTGTATGGTTCGGCAGGTGCATTAGAGCGGATGGCCGACACCAAGATTGACAATCTCACAGGAGATCTTGCGATCATGCAATCAGCATTGCAGGATACAGGGATACGGATTTACGATAATCTTCAGGACCCCTTAAGAGAAGCAGCCCAAGGAGCAACGCAGCTGATTTACGAATTTTCGGACAACATTGTTGACGGGCTTAAAACCAACATTCCTACGATCAGGCGGCACGCCGGGGACATCAAGGATGCTCTGGAGACATTCGCAGAACCGTTGCTAAAAGTAGGTGGGTGGATGGTAAATAATCCGGATGTTATCGCCGGAGGACTCGCTGCCATCGGAACTACAATTACAACCCTGAAGTTAGCAAAAACCATTACAAGTACAGCCACAGCCATGAATGCACTCCGGTTGGCGGTAACGGGCAATCCAGTTACCGCCGCTATCGGAGTGGCAGCACTTGCCGGTGGGGCCATAGTAGGAATTGCCACTAAGGTTAAGATTGCGAATACCGAACTAAAGAAACAAAAGCTGTCGGATTCGTTCGGGAATATCACATTGTCCTTGTCAGAATTACAGGACACGGCCAGGGATATTCTGGATAAAGAAACATTAAAAGATCTTGGTTTAGCGATGGGAGAGATGAAAAAGGTTTCGTCATTTGCCGACGATATCAGCAATAGTTCGGATGACCTGAGAAAACTCACATGGAAAGTGAGCATGGGTATGGAACTTAACGAAAGTGATCAGACGCTTTTCCAGACATCCATTGACAGCATGATTCAAAACAGCATTGCCCTGGTCGAACAGGCTCAATATACGGCGCACCTTAACGTTAATGCCCTGTTTGGCGGAGAAAGTCAAACCGGTAATGAGCTGATTACTGGATTTGACGCTCTATATGAAGGTATTAACGAACAGATAAAAATAAAAGGGATGCAATTAGGTGCGGTTTATAAAAATGCCATGGAGGATGGAATCATTGATTCCCGTGAAGCTAAGATTATACAGGAACTACAAGCAGAGCTGGCAAGGATAACGGATCAGGTTGCACAGTCTCAACTGGATGCCAGGCTTGAACGCATTCACCTGCAGTACAGCGGCAAGGACCTGGACAAGGAAACATTCCAGAACCTCCAGAAGGAAATCCAAAGCCAGATTACAGAGGCATCAGCATCAGCAGGCCAATCTTACGAATACAGCCTGGGGGCACTTAAACTCCAATTGGATCGCAGCCAATCGGGGGAAATCACTGCCGGTGATGCGGCATATCTGACGCAAACGATGTATGACAGCCTAAAAAGGGAGCTGGATGCCGGACTGCTTGAACGTCAGATGGAGCTTGAACTAAAAGGCATCAATTTCCAAACACAGACGATTGCAGATGCATTTTCGGAAGACCTAAGCGAGATAACCCCGCAAATGGGTAAAAACCTTAATCTGGCAATGGAAGAGACCTTAAAATATATCAACTGGTCCGGGAATGCCGCAAATGGCTGGACGTATGACCAGGTTGCACAATGGCTGGATATTGACGGGCTGGACAAAGCGACAAGAGATGCACTAAAAGAATTATGGTCGAATATGGAACCGGAATTTAATAATCTGCTGGCAATGAAAAACCAATATGAAGCAGTAGGGAAAGAAGTACCTGAATCGGTAAAAAAAGGTATCAATGATGCTGCTGCTATCGGGATTCTTGCCGGAAGTGCAGATGCATTGTGGTCAGCCATGGGAAGTACTGCCGAGTCAAGCCCACAGTTCCAGGAAGTACTTGCCACAATGCATAATAACGGAGTCCTCATGCCTGACGGGGTGGCAAAGGGAATTAAAGATAATACGGATACGGTAAAGCAAGGCATTAACTCTTTGTATTTAGAGACTAATTCATATCTTAAACAGAAATTCAATTCATTTACAATTGATTCAACAGTGAATGTAAACTATTCCGTTCAAGGATCCTCTCTCCCTTTCTCTGTCAGGGGGGCAGCCGAACATGCAGACGGCGGCATCTTCCAGAATCCTCACCTCGGCTGGGTTGCAGAAGCCGGATATCCGGAAGCAATTATTCCCCTTGACGGGTCCCGAAATGCTGTCAGTATCTGGGAAGAAGCGGGAGAACGCCTGGGGATATTTGACAAAGGCACGAACAATTCCATGGCCTCACAATCATCGGCAGCAGGAGCGCAAAACAGAGATGAAAGCAGGATCACATATGCTCCCGTGTTCAATGTCCCGGCAGGGAGTGAAGGCAAGATTAAAGAGATTGCGGAAAATGAATATCAGAAATTTGAACAATTCATGAAACAATTTCAGCGTGACAATAAAAGACTGGCATTTTAAGGGGTGATGACAATGAAGACCTATACAACGGTGAGCGGCCAAACCTGGGACCAGATTGCCTATGAGAATTATGGTGAGGAAAAATATTGCGGATATCTCATGGATGCCAACCGGGACAAATTGGATTACTTTGTATTTCCTGATGGAGTGATTCTTAAGCTGCCGGATAAAGATGATTTGATATCCACATCGGTTCCAAGTGATTATCCAACATGGAGGGCGCAACTAAATGGCTAAAGCAAGATATGTAGAATGCAGCGTTTTGTATGATGGTCAGGAAGCAGGATTATCCGCCAGACTTATGAGTTTGAATTACACAGACAATTCTTCTGGCGTATCAGATGAAATTGTATTGACTTTTGAAGGCCGCGATGCAGACTGGCTGAGGAATGACTTTGTACCGGAAAAGGAGCACGATCTGGATGTGGCGTTCTTCCTCAACAACTGGCTTAAGGATGGAGATCGTCTGCCCTATCACTGCGGCAACTTTACCCTTGATGATCTGACTTATTCCGGAAGCCCCAGGCAGTGTGTTATTCGCGGTGTATCAGTGCCGGCGGCCCAATCGTTTCAGACAGACCCATTATCAAAAACATGGAAACAAGTAACGTTACGGCAGATTGCCGAGGAAATGATGGTAAAATACAGTATGGCAGACCTGTACTACTGGGCCGGCGAGCCGGTCATTGAAACGGTCGAGCAGGACAAACAGACAGACAGTCAATTTTTATACGATATCTGCGAGAAGCAGGGAAACTTCCTGAAAATCTACAAAAAGGCCCTCGTTATCTTTGATAAGGCGTTATATGAGCCACGTGGTATCACTGGTTATTTTACAGAAACGGACTTTGACGAAAGCTGGTCATGGAACAGCACCTTGAATGGAACTTACACCGGAGCCACCATATCATATACCGGTCCTAAGCCGGAAAAAAGGAAAAAGGGTGTAAAACAGCAGGTCATTGAAGTTACGGTAGGGGAGGGGCCGAGACTGTTGCATCTTAATGAAAAGGCGGAGAACGAAGGTGAGGCACAGAGGATTGCAAAAGCAAGAATCAATGCAGAGAATGAGAAAGCAGTGACTTTATCGTTTTCGGCTATGGGAAACCCGAATATCGTTGCTACCTGCAATATCGAAGTAATTGGAATGGGGCGATGCAATGGAAAGTATTTTGTCGATAAGGTGACACATCGAATCACCGGAGGTAACCAATACACAATGGATGTTTCCGGGTATCGAATTTTTGACAGATTATAGTACTGTAAAAGGAGTGATAATTTGAGTGACAGCGGCATAAGACTTGGCTTTGTCAGTTCGTATAATGCGGCGACCGGAATGGCATCAATCTATTATCCGGACAGAAACCATCAGGTTACAAGTGAACTTCCGGTATATTCCCCTTTTGGATTGCTGCAAAAGCTGAACAAAGATGATCCTGTCTATGTGCTTCACCTAGGCAGTGGGGCAGAAACGGGAGTGATACTTGGCGGCTACTCGGTAGATGGGGATGTGCCGGTGGCAGAAATTTCTACCGACGGCAGCAACCTGATCCTGAAGGATTCTACCAATACCACAACCCTGGGAAACATCCTGGCAAGATTGGCCGCCATAGAGAGCCGGCTCACGGTTGTAGAGGGGAAGGTATAACATGGCGAAAATAGGAAACTGGGGCAGCGGGATAAAATTTCAGACCAGCGATCAAAAGATCCTGACGTTCACGAACTTCAAGAGAAAACTGTCTGTCCGGACAAGTAAGCACAACATGGTCAACGGAAAGCCAAAGATAGAATTCCATGGGGAGGATCTCCAGAGCATTACCTTCACGATAGAACTGAATGCGATGCTTGGAGTGAAGCCAAAAACAGTTGAAAAGAAATTGATAAACCAGATGAATGAGGGGACGGTGGCCCCGCTGGTAATCGGTGGCAGAAGTATTTGCCGGAAAGCAATGCTGACAGGAGTGAGCAGCTCTTACAACGTGGTTCTGGCAAAAGGCGAGATCCTCTCCATGAACATCGATGTAACTATGACAGAGTACAACTAAGGGGGAAGATATGGAATTGAATTTTATGTCTGAAAACAATTCACAGAAGATGCAGGATATCATTCGGTGCTTAACGAATCTCTTAAGCATTCCCAGCGGATCCATCCCCCTGTCCAGAAGGTTGGGGCTGGACTGGGCAAACCTGTCAAAGATACCGCAGGATATGGAGAATGATATCGCTACTGATATTGTAGGAAAAGTGGATGAGTTTGAACCAAGGGTTTCCGTCAGCGAAGTCACATTTTCTTACGACGAGGATGGAATGGCAACGGCAAATATTTTATTAGAAGAAGGTGATGAGTTTGGCGATTAATAATAATCTAAGACCGATCGAAGAGTACCCGGATATCAGTTTTATTGAAAACTACACAATGGAGCAGCTGGCGGCAGATATGGTCCAGTGGTTTAAGGACAAGAGAAAGGAACTGTCCGGGGAAGATATTGTATTGGGAAAAGCGGATGACAGAAGGATTATCCTTTTGACGGGCGCTTATTTTATTTATCAGGGCTACATGTATACGGACGATGCCGGCAAGATGGGACTGCTTAAGTACAGCAGGTCCGATTATCTTGAAAACTTGGGAGCCCTAAAACACATCTATCGGAAGGAGGCAGCCGGCGCAACGACAACAATCCGGTTTAGCATGAACACTGCCAGAAATACCACCACCGGGATACCGCGGGGGACCAGGCTGACCGCCGGTGATGGCGTGTATTTTTCTACAGAGGAATACGGAGAAATTGTGATCGGGGAAACACAGGTTGATATTTCAGCGCTTTGCACGGTTGCCGGTGCTGCGGGAAACAATTATGACATTGGCGATATCAAGACTATAGTGGACCCGGTCCCCTTCATCGACGGCGCAATGAATATCACGAAGCCAGAGAACGGCGCGGACGTGGAAAGCGACGATTCCCTGCGGCAGAGAATCTATATCGCACCAGCATCCTACAGTACAGCCGGATCCATTGATTCCTATGAGTATTTCGTAAGAGAATACAGCGCAGATATCCTTAATGTACGCGTCATAAGCCCAGAGCCCGGAGTGGTCCGGATCAGCTACTTATTGGACCGTGGTGTAATACCGGGAGAGGAATCTATTACCGGACTACAGGAGTACTTATCCCAGTCCGATATCCGGCCACTTACGGATAAAGTGGAGGTGGTGGCACCAGGAACGGTAGAATATGACCTGAGTATAACTTATTATATCAATCAGAGTGACCAGAACAGGGCAAATGTGATCCAGCAAAAGTCAATGAAGCGGTCGAAGAATACACCCTCTGGCAGAAAACAGAAATTGGTCGGGATATCAATCCGGATGTACTAATGGAAAAGATAATCAGCGCAGGGGCCAAGAGGGCGGAGATCACAAGCCCGCAATTCACTATTGTAAGTGATACCGCAGTGGCTTCCCTGGTAACACAGGCAGTAATCTACGGAGGATTAGAATATGATTAAATATTCGGATGCCGAGTTAATCTCTGTACTACCCCCATACATCAAAAACGATGCAGATACCCAGGCGATCAGCTACGCTTTTAAAATGGGAATGGCAAAAACCATACGGTTTTCAAAGCTGACCTCACTGTATGCCAACATCAATGAAGTCAGCGAAGAAATACTGGATCTTATGGCCCTGGAACTTGGAACGCAATACTACGATGGAGACATGAGCGTCAAAACCAAACAAAAGCTGATAAAAAATACATTGGCCTGGTACAAGAAGGCAGGAACACCCAGCGCAGTGGCGGAACTGATAGAAATTGTCTTCGGCGAGGGGGAGATTGTCGAATGGTTTGATTTCACAGAGCCGCCATATACACCAAATACATTTGACATTATCACAAATGCAACTATGACAGAGGAAATGATAGAATACTTTCTTTCTATCATAAGAAAAGTAAAAAATGCACGCTCCCACATTCGTAGAATCCAATCTGTCAGAAGAACGGATACCAAATGGTACGTTGGCAGCGCCGCGGTCAGCATACCGGATAGGCACGCGTTTAATCACCGCCAGATGGATATAGATGTCAACGGCCAGCAATATGGTGCGGCTGGGGCAATATCTTATCCGAAAGTTACAATCGACAATAATAAGATGCTTAAGCCTGCGGAAGTGGCAGGGCAGAATCATGCAGCGAGCGGGTACCGCATGATGTGCAAGATAATTATCATCAACCAAACCATTAAAACAAGAGAAAATCATCAGAGGCAGCAAGCGGCCACTGGTGTTATTTTTTATCCAAAAACCGCAATCAATTAAAGGAGGAATCAGTTATGGCAAATTTTCATTCAGCAGTTTTGACAAAGGATGGAATTGAACTGCTGGCAAAAGCCCAGTCAGGACTAACAGCAATCGAATTTACAAAGACAGCCACCGGTGATGGTGTATATGCAGAGGGAGAATCCCTCATGGAAAAAACGGCACTAAAATCACAGAAGCAGGAATTTCCAATCAATACGCTTTCAATTGTCAATGATGCAACGGTTTATCTAAAATTCATAATTACAAATAAGCAGGAAAGCGGCGATCTGACAGCAGGTTATTATGTGAAGGAGGTTGGTGTCTTTGCGAATGATCCGGATAAGGGAGAAATATTATATTCGATTGCCATTGCCGTTACCGACCAGTGGGATTACCTGCCGGCATATAACTCTCTTTTGCCATCAACCATAACCATGGAATTCTACACAGAAGTGGCTAATGCAGAAACAGTATATATAACCGCCAGCGACGGTGTTTATGTGCTGCAAGAAGATTTTGATCAGACAATTGCACAGATCTATCAGGATATGAATGTGAGCGGCGGGATCTCGCCGGCAGATGATAACATGATTTATTTGGGCAGAGAGTTGACAGAGTTTTCATGGGAGGAATTATCCGATATAGCGAAAGCAGGAACCACAGCAGAACATGACATCCATGTTGGGGATTATAAGACA